AAATGAGCGTAAAAGCGTAATTAAATGACTTAAAGCTATTGAAAAAAGTCTAAATAAGTCATATATGTAGGGAGGAAGCAATTTTATAGGAGAAAAAAATGGAACCTTTTAAAATCGAAGTAGATCGTGTGAACGTAACAACGAATTATAGTAATCGTTTTGTTGCTATTGTTTATGATAGAGAAGGTCGTTGTTATACACATCACGATGCGAGTTTTGCTGATTATGCTATTGCAAAAGAGTTTTGTGATAAAATTTCAGATCGCGGTTATTTAAATGGTGATTTATGGGATTGTAGTATTCCTTACGGATCATTAGCTTGGATTCAGGATGGTATGGAAGAGCGAATAATTCAAGATGAAAAGGACGGGTTGCTATAATGGGTTGCGGTAAATTAATATCACAAGTTGTCCCATGTGGACCTTACGGGGCCGATGCTAAATCGGTCCCTATCAATTGCGGAAATACAAACTATTACGGGAATGAGGCCCGTTGTGAAACTTGCTCTGAGAAAAGACCGTGGTATATTTGCGTTCACGGTAACGATGTTTCTGAGTATATGTGTGGTGACTGTGAGTTTGAAGCAGACGGAGATTTGGAATGAGGTTCACTAGAAAAAAAGTATTGGATGCTATCGGTGACCCACTCCTAGATCTTATTCAGGGCAAGGGTTACCTTTATTTTGAATACGATACTAATAAAGCTGGTACTTATATTGGTGGTCGTGAGTATGAAACGCACAGTGTGTATGTGTTTAGACTTAATCAGTTACAATTTGACCGTTGGGTTTCTATCGGCACTAGGTTTGCCAGAGAATGTCGTGAAGGTAGCTATGACGGTACGGAATGGCAGCCTGCGGTATATGGAGATTAATATGGAAGTTAAACTTAAATTTCTCAGAGAGGTCGAGAAGGTCTACGATATAAGCGTAGAAATCGATTGGAAAGATATTGAGGCATGGCTCAAGAAGGAAGTTGAGGAAGGCAATGAATATATGAGTTATGGCGATCCTCGTAACACTGGAATTTATTCTGACAATATATACCTTGTGAATTACGATGATTTATTAAAATCGATATGGGAGTCTCAAGACGATAAAGAAGACCATGAAAGTAATTATCCAGAAGTGGATTGGGAAACTGATGGCTCTATTACTTTTAAAAAGTTCTTGGAACTTGAGGATACTGAAGAGAAGAGAAGCAAATATTATTTCGATAATTATTTGGAGTTATTCATTTCTGAAAATGACTCAGAATTATTATTCTGGGATAATTGCCAGAACATTGATGGCTCTGAAGAGGAAGGCGGTCTTGAAGTGATTAAAGATGCGGTAACATTGAGAACTATAAGAAGGGAGAAAACTAATGTATAACGATTTTGACAGTTTTGAGTCATATAAGGTTGGTGACTATGTTGAGCGAGTGCGTAAGTCCAAGCATGGACCTTCTCGATTTCAAATAGAAAGTATCTTTGTTGACGAGGGTCAATTGTATTTTAAAGTAAATAACGGAACATGGTTTAAGCCGGGCGAAATTAACATGGTCGAAGAAGCCTACGATCAGTTATAAGTTTTGTGTATTAGATAAGTTCAGGGGCGGTAGAACCGCCCTTTTTTTTGAGCAGCAGTAGCCTATCTGGATTTAAGGTAGAGCAACACCCTTCCCCAAAAGCAGGGCTTATATGCGCCCCATTTTCAGGCATACCTGAGATGATCTCATCATACTTTTTACAGTGGTGGTTACCGGGAACATCTCCACCTAAGAATTTGCAGGCAGGGTTGTTCTTGCTTATAGGTTCCCCAAATCCGCAGGGAGCCTGCTTGCAGCAGAAGCCGCTTCTAATACAGTGCATTATGGGTATTCGATTTCAAATCCCATTAGGTTTGGATAATGAATTGAACCTAGCATAGGTGTTGACCAAATCAATTCAACGTCTTCCAAAGTTTGCATATGTTTTGAGATAAGTTGTGGTTGCCCCTCGCGCTCTGTCTTCATCCTTTTCAAGAAACTATCTATAAGTTTTATTCTATAGAGATCTATGTCGGACTCAAATGGTATTCCTAAAACCACTTCACGTTTCCCATTATTTTTATATTCACATAAACTAATTGCGCCTTTGGACACTGGATCTATTTCTTTGTTTTTCATAGGTGTGCCATCAAAAATACCAACACTTGTTACGTTGTTCACAAGATAGTCTTTCAATGTAATTCCCTTAAAATGTCGTGGATATGAAATCATTCCAGACATAGTAGGCATCTCATTTGATGGATACATTTGTACTACGTTACCTTCGGGCAAGTGACCAATGATATCGAGAGGTATTTGCTCAACGTATATAGCTTCTGGTGATACACCCAAGTGTTCAGCGTAACGTGTTGCATCTTCGATGGTCATGCGATTGTAACCAGTACAGTGCCTAGATACAGTCTCAGGACGAACTCCAAGCGTATCAGCTACCTCTCTAAGCGTGGTGCCTTTCTGTTTAATTATCTTCTTTAAATTATTTCCTTGAGCCATTGGTCCATTTAAATTAATTATGTTCATATTAAATCCTTCCTTATAAACATCGGAAGTCTGTGAGTCAAAATACATGAATATCTAATAACGTGTTGCTTCCTTTCCTATACATTAATTGATTCGAATTAAATTAGTACTGCAAGCAATTTACAGTTAATCATTTACTGTACTTTACTTTCACTAAAAGTTTCTTTCAGTGCTTCTGCTTCTTCCAATGCCTTCCTAAAACTTTCTGCAAACTTATCTGCTTTCTTAGGATCGGCCTTCATAGCTTCATACCAGATGTGGAAATCGTTAGTATCGTAGTCATTTAAAACCGCATTCCATCCTTCTGCTCTGGAAATGCAATACCTCTGCATATAATCAAGCACCAACCAAGGTTTCGCTGCAATGGTGGTCTTTGATTTGGAATCACCTTTATTATATACGTCTATAAATCCTTCAGCTTCAGCTTCGTTCACAATCTTTTGAATAGTTGTATAGGTACTGCCCAGTTTGGTAACCATATAGCTAATAGCCGAAGATGTACCAGTCATTCTACTAAATACTGCGTAATTAAAAACCTGACGATAAATGGCTGACTGAAGCCAAAACTTCTGTGCCTTTGTGCTACTTGGATGCCATTTCTTTTTGTGGGCTTCCTCAACAATTTGGATATCATCGGTAATAATTGCCTTACACATATTTACGAAACGCTCATCCATTCCCCGGAGGAATGGAGCCACATGATTAGGAGCCTCTGAACCGTAATCACTTACATTACTGTTATTCGCTTTAACTTCAAAAAACTTAATTTTATCTGACACGATGCTCTCCTATATGTAATTGCTTCCAAGAAAATGACCTTATTACGAAAATGTAATGACTGTCAAATAAATTTAATTGACCAATTAAGTCTGTTATGTAATGACTTATGAACGCATTAAACCAAGTCATTAAAATCTGCATGAAATAAGTCAGGATTAATATGAAGCTACAAGAGTGGAGATCACTAAAAAATTTCACATACAAGCAACTGGCTATGAAGTTTGGAGTCGAACATTCAACTATGGTTAGGCGATGGTGCCTGCCTGCGACTCATAGAAATAGTCAAGTTCCGGGTCATAAATATATGAAGATTATAGTGCAGATGACGGACGGTGCCGTACAACCAAACGACTTCTATAACTTCCATGAATGAAGAGCAGTTCCATAAATGGACCGTTGATTGGCTTCGAATCACTTTGCCAAGAGGATCTGTGGTTCATCACTCTCCAAATGAGGGCATGAGGAAGATGAATTTCATGCGTAAATTAAAGACCTTGGGAACCAACTTTGGATGGCCTGACTTAGAACTATTTGTCCCAAAAAGACACTGGCTAGATCCAGAGTTATTTGCACCAATATTCTTTGAATTAAAGAACCCCGTAACGAAGGGGCGCATTAGCAAGAACCAACGTGAGATTGGTACGGCTCTTCAAGAAGCCGACTGTCATATCTTTGTGGTTCATCAGGCAGAGCAGATCGAGAACGAACTCAAAAAATTAATCACAATTAAAATACGGGAGAATGTAATATGATCGACTATCAATATTTAAAATACCATCTGGATGCTATCAAGACAGTCAAAGTTTTACAGAACCAAGGCAGTACAGAGGAAGATGTCTGTAAGGATTTTGGCATAACTGGAGATTGGTTCGATATCCTAATGTTTATGACTGCATATCGTTGTAGGTACGGTTGAGGATTTTCGTTGTAGATAAGTGGGTTGACTACGATGACATTGAGGACTGCAAAGATTGTAATGGGTCAGGTGAAGTAATGATTGAGAGGCCCGTTATTGACTATGAAGAAGGCGGTTACCTCAAAACATATCAAGACAAATGCGAAGAATGTGAGGGATCAGGATGGATAATAAAAGAAAATCAATAGCAGAGGAATTTGCGTTAAAGCCTATTAAGAGGGACAAGATGCAGTCGTATAGGATTTCAAACAAAATGAAGAATAAAAAAGCAAGCCCAAGAAAATTAGGGAAATCTAAATATGGTTAATACAGTAAAACTAGAAGTTAATGTAGAAGTTGATGATGAAGACGAAGTTACTTTGCAAAAGATGTATAACGATAAATGGCCTCCACACTTAACCAAGGAGTCATACGATAGCTATGAAGCCTTTGTAAAAGCATTGTTTATATCTGGTGGCTTTACATTCCTGCTCAATGAAACTCGCAAATTTAGGCTTACGGATGAGTGACCCAAAAGAGCTAGTAGATAAGTCGAAGGCTATACTTGAGAGCCGTGGGCAGTCCTATGGAGATTACCGCCCTCTGTACCGTAAAATTGCCCACAGATGGTCAAACACCCTGGAGATGGAGATTACCCCATCGATGGTATGTAGGCTGCTTGCTGAGATGAAATTAGC